TAGCTCTCAAGTTCTGCTAATATTTGAAGTATTCCATTTGGTCCATAAACATCAAACGGAGATTTTGCTATAAATTCATAATTTAATACATAAGATCTATCTACAGTTCCGCTATATTTCATTTCTTGTGTTGACATAGAAATACTTGGGGTATCTGTGAACTCAGATTTTAATTTTTGTTGTATATCTTGTACTGCGGGATATGCAGACAACAATCCTGTGACCATAGACCCAACACCGCTCATATAGATGAGACCCGAGACCAAAGATCCGATATCATATCCTTGATTACTCATCTGTCCTGCTTCAAGCCCAACTCCAGCCACAGTAGCTGCTAACATGGCAGAGTCAATCTGTGATTGTCTTCCTTGTGCAATTCCCTTCTGCATAGAGTAGGCAATAGATTGCTCTACAACCTCATAATTATGAGAAGTTAAACGCTCGACTAATTGAGGCATTGGTATATACCAAGTTTTAAATGGTTGCTTTTGACCCAACGCAACCTGTGCCCTAGTAGTGAGTAAATTTGCCTTATATGCATCTAATTTAAGATAATCAGAAAAAGAATCTACTCTGGTTGTCTCTGATAATGCAACAGATATATCTACCATGTTTGATCTCCCACTATATATAGACATGGCATATAAATCAAAATATAAACCAGAAAATCCAAATAAATATATTGGAAATCCAAATAATATTATTTGCAGATCTAGTTGGGAAAGAAAAATGTGTAAATATTTGGATTTAAATGAAAATGTCATAAAATGGGCATCTGAGGAGTTTTCGATTCCATATTATTCTCTGGTTGACAACAAATGGCACAAATATTACCCCGATTTTTTATGTGAAATAAAAAATAAAGAGGGGGAAATTAAGACATATGTACTTGAAGTAAAACCACTAAAACAGACAAAACAACCGGAAAATAAATCCGGCAAGAAAAATCTACAAGAAATGGCTAGATTTTCAATAAATAAAAGTAAGTGGGAAGCAGCAAAAAAAGTTTGTGATGAAAATGGGTGGATTTTCAAACTCATAACAGAGAAAGAGCTATTCAAATGAGTCTAGATCTAACAGATATAAAAAATCTCCTTTCGTCGCCACAGAAAAAAGCTTTACATACAAATAAATTTTCTGTTGATATGTTTATGTTTCATCCAAAATATTCAAATTATACCTCAGTTGTAGATTACCCTGCCGTTGCAGTTACCTCTCCTACATTAGGGGTTCAGGCAGCCCTATTTGAATATCAAAACATTCCATTGCAAGTTCCGATCAAAAGACAAAATAGAAATCAACTTTCTATAACATTTTACACAACAGAAAAATTAGAAATATATTCTACTTTAGTTTCAATGATAAAATCATACGGGGGAGAATCTACAGGATATGATGCAAATCAACCAACAGTATATACATTAGAAAATATGTACAATGTTGCAATACGAGACAATGTAATTTGGATCCGTCTTCTGTCAGAAGAGGATGGTCATATAGTAAATGAAATTGGTTATAGTGAAGTATATCCAGTTGATATTCTCCCTATGACTTTTAATTCGACCGATCCAGCTAGACCTGGAACATTCACTGCTCTATTTAATTTTGCTAGAACTACAACTAGGTACTTAGGAGAAGTCTAAAATGATGATTGATTTACTGAAAAAATCTATACCAGAATATAAATTATTTTTACCTGATTTAAATAACACCTTTTCATATAGACCGTTACTAGTCAAAGAAGAAAAATTTTTATCTATTATAACGACTATAAATTCTTCCTTTGATGAAAAATTAAACAATCTTTGTATGCTTGTTGACTCTTGTTTTAATAATAAAATTGAATCTAAAAAATTAACCATAAATGATTTTCAACTAGCATTAAATTCTATAAGACAAAAATCAATATCAGAAGTAGCAGAATTTAAAATAACTTGTCCATACACAAAAGAATTAGTAAATATAAAATTAAATTTAAATACTTTTACTCAAAACAAAACAGATAAACTATTAAAAATTTTAATAAATGAGCAATTTGTTTTTGTATTAGAAAAACCAAAAGTATCAAGTCTTTTTCTGTTGGACGATTTCCCCTCTACTGATGAAGATTGGTTCAGAATTTTATGTGATTGTCTCATTGAAATAGTAACAGAAAAGGAAAAAATATCTCTTCAGCAATCTTCTATAGAAGAAAAAATATCTTATATTGAATTAATAGATAAAAATTCATTTAAAGAGATCAAGAAATTTATAAAGTCTAATACAATTTCATTTAAAATAAATTATATAAGCTCTGATGAAAAAGATAGAACAATAGAGGTAAATGATTTTGTAAATTTTTTCAAATTCTTTTTGGTCATGTTGATCTAATATCAATTAGTAAATTGATATTTTCTCTTGTCCATTCCTATAATATGGCAATCAATGATATTGAAAACATGATAATATGGGAAAGAGATATCTACATAACTATGTTAAACTCTAAACTAGAAAAAGAAAAATTACAAAAAGAAGAAAATGCAGCAATGCAATTTAAAACAGGAATGTATAGATGAATACCTCAGAAACTGATGTCATGTTAGATCCAGTCGTATCTAAGGACGAAATTTATTCTGATGACATCTATTCACAAGATAATAATTTAATTTATGAGAATTCAGATTATCAAGAAAATTCTAGTTCTGATGACATCTATTCACAAGATAATAATTTAATTTATGAGAATTCAGATTATCAAGAAAATTCTAGTTCTTTTGATATACATTCCCCAAAGCAAGAAATACTAGATCCTTCTGTACAAATAACACCAAAACCACAAGAACAAATACAAGAAAATTCTATAGAAAAACCAGATCCAATGAAAGATCAGCAAAGCCAAGCAAACGCAAATTCACAAAGAGAATCATTCACTAATAGTAGATTTAATATTGGAGATGGATTGGGAGGCTCTGGAGTTGGAAACGCTGGAAGATTATCTTCTGAGACAATAAAACCATCGCCCATGGCAAGCTCACGGGCGATGGATACTAAATTGAGAATTGCTAATAAATCAGGACCAGCCTGGAGACAAAATTACATATAATCACTCATTAGCAAGACGCTCGAAGTAATCAAGGGCATCAGTCTCCTCTGATACTTCCTCACGAACTGATGGAGTGTCCTCGACATCCTCAACAGTCTCGTTGTTAGTCTCAGTAGAACGAAGATCTGCCCCAATGACGCTATCGAACTTCTTCTTCAGTTCATCATATGACTTGAACTGATCTGGAGCGACGAATGCCTGGAGAGAATACTCCTTCTTCCAAAGAGCCTCTAGCTGCTCGTCATCACCACCAAAGAGCTGACTCGGAGCTGCAAACTCTGACTTATCATAGTTGACATAGCCCGCAACCTTGCGGATCTTCAACTTGAAGTCTGCACCCTTCCAGAAATCGAATGGATTGATTGGATCCTCGTCCTCGAACTCAGGACTCATAGCCTCCTGAATCTTGTCAAAGATCTTCTTACCAAATCGGTAAAGGAATACCTTGCCATCATTCTGAGGGTTGCTAGGATCGCTCACAACAAGAATGTTTGAGATGTATTGCATCTTACGCTTACGATCGCGTGCGATGTTCTTGTCGCTCTCGATACCGCTGTTCCAGAGTTCGGTGTTACCCTGACAGACAGGACAAGTACCCCCAATAGTGGTTGGGCAGTTCTCAATGAACCATCCACCCTTACCTTGGAATCCATGAGAAAAAGTCTTTACCCAAGGAAGTTCCTCATCTCCAGGAGCAGGAAGGAAGCGAATCACGGCATAACCGTTCTCGGACTTGTCCATCTGGGGCTTCCAGAAGCGATCGTCCTTGTAGGACTCCTTGCTCTCAGTCTCCTCGATCTTCTTCTGAAGATCTGCAATGCTACTCTGTGACTTCTTCTTAAAATCTGCAAAACTCATGTGTTATCCTTTCCCGAGGATCTACCCCGGCACTATTACACTGGGACCATCCCAGTACTAAATATCAATTTTATTGTCAATGAGTCAAAATGGAAGTTGACACATTTTAGGAAGAAGATTGATTTCTTCTCCTTCCATTCTTATTTTTTCTATTATTGGTTTAGATATGAGTTTAGCCCCCATTTCAGGACCAAACCCATATTGCTCTGATACAAGAATTACTGCATCAATATAGCTACCATCGTGCTTCTTAGCACTTTTAATCACTTCATTGCAAAATTTATTCTTTATATCTTCAGTTATCATCAGTATCCTTGTTTTTACCTTTAAATAATTTTCTTTTACTTGGTTCACTATGAATTTCTTTTTTTGCTGGTTTTGGTGTTTGGACCTCTTCGTCTGATTTCCATTGCCAACCTAAATTTGATTCAAATGACCAAGATCCTCCATTTTGTTGAA